TATGAGGTTCATAAGGCCTCTCTTCGTGTTTAGGTCTCTCTTTGTGTTAGGTATGGTATATGGTTGTACCTATACCCCTCTCACAATTCTGATCTTTTAAGCGAGTTTTATATGACATATAGCAAAGTTGAGCATGACTCGATGAATTTCCACGCCTTTAACGATAACGCTACAGGCTCTGGGCCTCCTCAGGTCATTTCTACTCAACACTCTGAAGCTTTCGGGACTTTAAAATTCTCGAATACCTTCAACGGTGATTACAATCCTAGATGGAAGGATTTAGTTCGAGCTCAGTTAAATGCCACCACTCCTGCGAATGGTGTCAAATATCTGGTTCATTCTAATCCCTACATTTCGGCTATAATCAATGCTACTAATGTAAATAATGGCTACATTACTAGGTTTTGGTCTCTGTTGGGCTCGCCTCTAGCGAGTCTCCCGCAGGCCTCTGACCTTACTAATGGAGCTGACGCTAATACTCAGAACCATGCGAATGCCAGAGCTATCTCTAGCTTTGTTAACAAGGCAAAATCCGAAATCAGCTCATTCGAGTCTGGTCAGGATATAGCCGAAATTCATCAAACGCTAGAAAGCATAATACATCCAATGAACTCTCTTCGCCAGCACGTCTTATCTTATTTCTCTTCACTCAAGAAAGTGAAGAATAAGTATAAAAAAGCCGTGTCTTTGAAGAAGGCTCTTGCGGATACTTACCTTGAATGGACCTTTGGCTGGAGTCCGCTGGCCTTTGACATTGCCGATGGGATTGTTGGTTTATCTCGTAAGAGATTTTCCTCCGTTCCCATTGAAGGCAGTGGCAAAGAAACCTATGCAGGCTCTTGGCTGAGTGGTGCCACGTCAGTTGTTGACGGTGCTTATGGTTGGAAAAGGCAAATTCGCAGCCAATACCAATATAAGTATAAAGGTGTAGTGAACCCTTACTACAGCAAGCAACCACGCGTTCTGCAGGAACTCCAGCTTTTGCCGGAAGACTTCCTACCTACCGCTTGGGACTTGCTGCCGTATTCGTTCGTATCCGATTATTTCACCAATATTGGTGATATTATTCGGTCTTACTCATTTCCCTCCGCATCAATTAGGTGGGTGAATCAGACTAGGCGGGACACTACCAGGACTATCGTGCATTATGCACGAGATCTTGATAATCTCGCTAATGTCTTATCTCCCCTATCGAATTGGAGGTGGAGCAATGATGTATCTGGTTCTAACTTTGACGTCGAATATGTAACGTTTATCAGGTCTGCAGTAGGCCCTGGTACTTTGATTGCTCCGTTGGTGTTGAATATACCACCGTTGTCGTCAAAGCCTTGGGAAAATATTGCGGCCCTGTTAACCGGTAATGCTAGACGTCTATCCCCTTTTTACTAACTCTTGTTAGTAATTTTAATGGAGTCTTTATGTCTCTTAGTTTAACCACACCTATAACAGGTGCGGCCCAGACTGGTTTTACGTCTCCGACGTATACTATTGTAGCTGACACGGCACCGACCTCCGCAGGGAAACAGTATGCAGTAACCGCCATTGGCGGTACTCAAGCTGGAGTAGATGCGGCTTCGTCTGTCAGTCGGCCATTCACGGTTACTCTTCAGAGACCTGCAACGTTGAAAACGTTGGGGCCTGTTGATCCCGTGACTGGTGCTCTCCGCTCAGTTCCACGAAACACGTTTAGTGTCATCGGACGCAAGGGCGTTACACCTTTGGCTGGACAATCGCCCGTTACCTTGCTTAGCAAGTTAACGATTGATGTCCCAGCGGGTGCCGACCTTGCGGACGCTGCCAATTTGCGTGCTGCTATGTCATTCCTTATTGGAAGCCTTAATCAGGTCTCCAGCGGGCTTGGCGATACCATCATTAGCGGTGTAATCTAGCACTAGCTAGTTGCCCTCTGATGAAATCTCAAATAGCGAGTTTGTCTGTCCGGTAATAAGCTCTACTTCTTAGAGCATTCCACTGTACGTTGACTCCTCAAGAGCAACCGCTTTTGTAGCAGTCACTTAAATGAGGAGTTTTATGTTCAATGAAAGTGCTTTTGTCGCTAGTGCTTATCTGGACGCTATCATCTTCAAAGGGCCTTTTGCAGGGCCTGATCCGGTCATTGTTCATGTTCTATGTGATAGACATTGCAACGTCTATTGTTTATGGCATGATCACTTATTGGATCCTGATGATGTAGTGTACGACCTTGGAGATGGTGAATTCGTTCGCTGTCTCTGGGTCCCAGACATTTCGGCTGCCTAATAGTAACAGCAGCCCTCTTAGTGGTTCTGAAATGGAGGATCTACATGGGCCTTAGTCCTGTCGCTCTTTACAATGCTATTCATACTGATGTTCAGCATCATTTGCTATTGAACGAAAGTCGTTCCGCATTTGATGTCCCAGGTGCCTCTTATGAAAATGTAGCAGCGAGCTGTCTACTGACGTCCCTACTTAAAAAGTGGGAATATCCGAATACAGTTAAAGCTGATACCTCTTGTCGTGAGAAGTTCCTTACATTCAATAAAAAGTGTAAGGACTGGAGTCTTACTTTGGAATGGGAATCTGATCGCGATCTTTATGGAACCTTCCTTAAAGAGATCGATAATTTTCTTCATCCAAAAGGCCAGCTCTTATTCGATAGCTTCTATTATATTTTAGAAGCCGGTCGGGTAGGTCCAGGTTCTTCTCTCTTAGCTAACGGGCAGAGCATGTATGCTAAGCTCTTTAGTTCTGAGATGAGTGCAACATCGGCGTATCTGTACAATATGTACAGTGCATACATTAGGTTATTCCCAGAGTGGGCTAATGCGGAAATTATCCGCTGCAGCTTTTATGGGAGTCCCGTGTATGTAAATAGTAGCAGGAGTAGCTTCGTTCCTAAAAGTCAAGACATTAGCCGTATGATTTGCACCGAACCTTCGCTGAATATGTTTTTTCAGCTTGGGCTTGGTGCCTTGATTGAGCGTCGCTTAGATGGGTTATTTAACCTTAATCTGTCTACGCAGCCTCAAGTCAATCAACAGCTAGCATGGCTAGGAAGCTTAGATGATCAATTTTCAACGATTGATTTGTCTTCAGCTTCTGACTCTATCAGTCTAAACCTCTGTCGTGCGATTTTCCCAGATTGGTTTTACAAAACCTTACTGGAGCTTCGTTCACCGGAGACTAAGATTGGTTCTGAAACTGTGCGTCTGGATGTCTTGTCTACGATGGGGAATGGTTTTACGTTCCCTATCCAAACAATGATATTCAGCTGTCTTATTAGGGCCGCTTACCGTTGCTGCGATATTCGCATCAACGACCATGGTCTTAGAAACTGGGCGTGCTTTGGAGATGATTTAATAGTCGATAAGCGTGCTTATCGTTCTGTCATTCGTCTCCTGGGCATACTTGGTTTCGTGACCAACGACTCTAAGACCTTCTATGAAGGTCGCTTCAGAGAGTCATGTGGTGCTGACTGGTTTTATGGCCAGCCCGTTAGAGGGGTCTACATTCGTAGACTCTCCTCCCCACAAGACATCTTTGTCGCCATCAACCTCTTAAATGAATGGTCGTGTTTGTCGGGGATACCGTTAAACGACGGTATCCGTTATCTCCTCTCTGGGCTCTCTAAGAAAGAAAAATCGTTCTTAGTTCCTTTTGATGAGAATAATGACTCCGGCATTCGCGTCCCATCACTTCTCCTGCCCGTGATTCACCGAGATCCCAATGGATCCTATATTTATAGGGTCTCTAGGGCTCAGAGTAAAGTCATAAGGATTGGAGACGGTACAATCCATGTACCGAGGGGCCACAAGTTATTGGCCTACAACCCCAGTGGGTTGTTGATCAGTTACTTGCGGGGCGAGGTTAATTCCGGTATGATAACGGTTAGGCAAAGCCGTACGTTATACCGATCGAAGCGCAGGTGTACTCCCTATTGGGATTACCTTCCTGCATCTACCTTACGTAATGGGTGTAAGATAGATTGGATGCGGTGGGAAACCGCAACGCTTAGCAATCTTATGGTTGCTTAGCGACCCCCGGCCGAAATGCCGGAAAGGAGCTTAAGTGCTCCTTCCTTCCCAATGCTGCCTAGCATTGGGGGGTCCAAAAAAAAAC